TTCTATCCATCCATTCTTTACTTACTCATAATTCTTTTACATTATTTACATGAATTACTCTATCAAATCAAAAAAATGGATAATCTTCAACTAATATAGATCAATCATTGTATGGATAAACAAATCTAGGATCTATTCTTTCTATAATAGGAACTTTCTTTTCTTTATCCCATCAACAAAATAACTGTACAAATTTTCAATATTTACATACATCATCGATTCACATATATTTATCAAAGTCCCATTTGTTATTAATGTAATCATATTTAAACATCTTACTGAAATTTCTTGCTTCCTGTTGGTATATATGATCTGTATCTTCCCAACTTACATCAGGTTCGTTAACTATACAAGTAGCTTGAACTGTTCTTTTAATACTCCAGAATAAATTACTTTTTAATAATTCATTACTCTTTTTAGTAGAGAACAGATCTTGCTGTGAATCAAACAATCAGTTCTTACTTCTGTTTGCTTCATATCAATGATGATATTCTCACATTATTTTCTGTATGAGCTCATCTGTTAGCTGAATCTTTTTCATTATTTATCTATCTATAGCATATAAATAATCTTCTACCATTTCCATTGTTTCTCCTCTTAAATACGGATACATTCTCATTATCATCGTATCTAATAGATCTGGAGATCTTCATATTCTTTCCTTCATCTTATCTTTCGATTCAATCTTAGTTTTTCAATCTATACTCTTCTCATCTATATAAGTATTTAATAATTCTTGTTGTAAATCATGTCGATCTTTATCTCTATCTTTATGTTCCCATTTTATCACGATTTCTCAATTCTCAATTCTTCTTTTTAATTCAAATGCACATTGTGATTTTAAATTCGCATAATTCTGTTTACTTCAAGTTACTATCGGACTAGAATTATTTATGAATCCTGTACAATAACTTATTCCATCAACTACTCATCAACCAACTCAATCAGAATCTATTATTATATCTCTATGATCTACACTATACTGTGCAGCAATAAATAAGATAGTTGCTATTACTTCTGTTATCGTATTCTTTTGATAGGTCCAAACTTTTAACCAAGTATTTCATTGCCATAAACTTATTCTAGTTGTATCTTTTCCAAATCTTGCTACATCTGCAACTATATAATACTTTGTTCATTTACTTTCATTTGTAAATAGATTATCTATATCTTTTTTCTTAAATAACATCCAAGTATCATCTTCAAAGTCCCATTGTCAGTATAATAATCTTTTTTTGATACTTTCATCTGCATTCTCTAGATTCTCTACATAACCTTTATCTATAAACGTATTAGAATATACTAAAGATTCAATAAATATACTCTTATCTCATCATTTTCCTTGATAATATCTTTCATAAACATGTCAAGGATTTGGATTAAATGTTTCTAATACTGTTCAAGTTATTCAATATTCTTCGTTCTTATATCTTCAAACTCTTGTTTTTAATATCTTTATTCAATCTAAAGGTACTTCAGCACTTTCTTCTACAAATGCTCATGTAAGTTCTAGAGATCCAAATCTATTATATAAAGGATCTGAAGGATAGTAACATCACTCTAATAACAAAATAGTACTTCCATTAGGAAATACAATTTGTGATTTTTGTTCATTTAATTTACCTCTTAGATTCTCAGGTATATTATATATACTATAAAACTTTTCTAACGATATAACAGTAGTATTCTTTAAATTTTTAATAGTATCTCTGACAAAAGCAAATCTTACTCAAGGATATTTAATACACATCAAAAACACTCGCGTAACTCATAAGAATGTTTTTCATCATCAAGCTCAACCACCATATCAAACAGATGTATATCTGTTATCTTGTAAAGCAGCTAGAGCTTTCTTTTGGTTGTCAGTAAGTTTGATTTGAATGTCCATACCTAATTAATTGTGATATTAACTGATTGATTCTCAGTTGGTTTTCCTTCGATTAGATTCTTTCTTTCGTTTGTCTCTTTTGCTATAGCTGATAGATCTTTTAATTCATTTGTTCTTAGTTTTTCATCTGTTTCCTTGTATTTTTTGATGTTTTTCTGTGTTATCTCAGCTATATCATATAACACATCCTCGTACATTCAAACGAGATCTTTCTCTCTTTTTTCTACAATTTGCATTTTTAATCTTGGATAATTTTGTAAAAGACGTGTAACATATTCACGTCATACATTAAATTTTCTACTAATTGAACTTGCTGTTTCCCATGGATTATTGAAAAAATATTTTAATATTTCTCTATGTTTCTGACGAATTTCTTTTGTACGTGATGGTAACCTATAACAATAACTATGTTGATACCTTAACGGTTTACCTTCTAATATATGCTCTTCTAGATTTCTCTTGAAAGCAATATTATCAACTTTCTGAGCTTGGTATCAGTTCTTATACGCCATATATCTTCACTTCTCCATGCTTAACTCGAAAAATCTAAAATCTTTACTTCCTTATACTATTTTCTTGGGAAAAGTAAATATTTTATTATTTCAAAATTTTATTCAATAAAAAAGATGCTCGTTTTATTAATTACTTTAAGCATCTTTTGTGTAAATTTTAAAGAGATTTTCTCTTACCTTAATATTTTATAATCTTGATTATTTACCGTTGTTTATTTCTCAAAATCTATCGGTATAAATTTGAATTAAGTGTTTTACTCAATTTATACTAAAATTCTTAGCTTTTCTCTCTTTTTGGATCTCTCGTAGTCTCTCTCTTATAACAGAATCTGTTATTGAGACTATATACTGATCTATATCGTTACCGTTATATGGTTCTACTGTAGAAACAGATCCTGAATTGATTAACATTCAGTTGAGTTTAACAAATTTACTGTTTTCTAAGCTTTTATTAAGTAGACTTATATCTACTGCAGTAAAAATCTCTCTTCCTGAGATTAATGTGATCTTTACTAATGGTTTCCATTCTTTAATTTCATTCATTTTATTATTTACATATTATCTAAATCTATTATTTTAGGTTTATATTGAGTTATTTTATCCATTATTACTATCATATAAGGTACTCAATCTTTGTTTTTCTTACGTAATTTTCATATACTCTGGATCTGTTTACACCAAAAGTCGTCTTGTTTGATGTAATTCAGAACGGTTTTAACTGTTTCTTCTCCATATTCTTTACAAAGTTTATTCCAGTCTTTAATAGTATCGATCATATATTTCTCTCATTGCTTATCTATCTGGTATTTAATGCTAGGATATTTTTCATACGAATCACGTAAGAATTCCTGAGCTTCAGAAGGGACGGGACCTAGGGTGGAAAGTTCTGAGGGATCCTTATTTAATAGGGATCCTTTGTTTTGAACTTTAGGGGCAATAGATATATTATCTAATACGTTAGTATTAGATATATTATTACTATATATATTACTATTATATGATGTCGCATTTTCGACGTTTCATTGTCGCATTTTATCACATCCCGTCGTATTAGTATAATAATCTACAAATTTAACTCCGTTAATTCTTCTTTCTTTTCTATAAATTAACTCCTTTTGTTCTAGTTTTTTTAGATTTTTCATAACATTTTGCCTAGAAATTCATGCTCGTTTTCATAAATATTCAGCACTTCCTTGATAACAATGATTCTTTGTTCCATTAGTAAAACTAAAAATAGTGGCATAGATTAATAATTCTGAGCCACTAAGATCTAAATCATTTAACATCCATCAATAAATATGTATTGATGATTTGTTGTTAACACTTAGCTCATCCATTATAATTCGATTATTATCTAAAACATTCATTTAAAACTGTAATATAAGATCACTCATATCATACTATAAAATATAATCCATCATATTATTTCGCCCATATTCTTTGTAAACTTAATAAATCCAAGTCTTCATTCTTTTCCAGATAATCTTCTAATTCAGTTAATTTATTAAAATATTCATATACTAATTTTCTACTGTCTTTTCTTATAAACATACAACAATACGTTTTCATTACTTATTACGATTACGTATATAAAAAGTCTTCAAATTTATATTTCAACTTCTCTCTTCATACCATCTTATTACGATCTCCTTACTCATCTGATAATACATCGCTGTATATATATCCTCTAAATTATACACATAATAATTCTCAAACTCAAATATTTCAGGGATACTTCATTCATCAACACTTATAGCTTCCCAATATACTCTACCAAAATACTTCTCACTAAACTCATCTACTAACTGCGCTATGCTACTTTTTAACTGTAACATCTCAAACGTTTCCATAATACTAATCGATCTATCTA